GCCTTACCCGTGTAATATTCCAACTTTTCCCGGTACATAGCCCGCTCTTTGTTGCACGCGCTCTGATATTTGGCTCTCTCTTCGATGAGAAGATTGAGCCATTTTGCTTGCAGCAAAATCAAGCGAGCAGCCTCAACATCTAGCTTCGTCGCATCAAACTGCGAATCCGCCGAAATTTCTTCCAACAATTCAGAATATTTCATCACATTGCCCCAGTCCCGTAGCTAGGTGGTGAAAACTGGAAAGGCTCCACCGCACGGTGGAGCCCCCCAATAGTACACCAGATCCAAAGGATGTCAAAATTTTTCCCACCCCAGACTCTCCGAACCTACACACACTCTCCACGTCTCAGAGGATCCTCTCCCCAGTCTTCAGGTTCGTCGCATACATGTCCGTCACAGTAAAATTGCAACTCATCATCGCTGGATCAGTATCATCGTCATTCATTCTTAACTCTAGAGATGGTACGGAGTTAACCCAGCAATCCTTGAAGAAAAACTGAATGTTCGGCTTCCTCTTGGACGTGAGAGTTATCACGGAAATGTCAACCAACCCACCACCAAACCCAGGGTTCGTTTTTTTGTTCGACTTGGTGTCAACATTTTCCTGCCTGAAATACGCCCAATCCGCCCCATCAGAGCTCTTGTCCGCAAGTCGGGATATCCAGTTCACAACTTCAAAATAGTTCTTGAAGTCCTCGTCCACAATAAATTCAATGGACAAGTCATCGATATCAAGATTGTTCGACGGAGCCTTGATCGGCAACCCAGACGTCTGAAGAACGATTTTGTTCAAGGATAGCGACGGCAGTGACACCGAAGTCGCAAACCACATCATCACAGGTGTGTAATGGAGTATGACGATGAACTTCGTCTTGTCATACTGATTGATGTTCCTCGGAGTGAGGTACTCCGAGACAGGAAGACATTCCGAGATCGTTGAGCTCATGGGTGGTTCCAGATCGTATAGGATGACTCTCTCACCAGTGGATCAAGGTATGTAGCCAATCCACCCATTACGCACGCTCCAAACTCGAAAAGTTTCCATTCTTCTTCACAAACAGAACCTGATCAAAGTGATTCACGATCGACTCCCCCTTATGGGAGATGACGTAGACATTGGTTTTCCCCTCAATCATTTTGAGGATCCTCAACAAATCATCTGATCCATCGTAATCCAATGATCCATCGAAGACTTCATCCAAAAACAGAAGATTGGTTGAAACAGAATTGCGCAACCTAGCAATCTCTCTCCACGTCAACAGCATAGACACGGTAATTCTAGCCTTCTCCCCCTCAGAAAAAGAATCGAACGTGTATTCATCGCGGTATCTAGCCTTGATTTTCTCCGAAAAAGTGCTATCCAGAGTGAACGAAACGGGAAAATTGAACTCGTTCAACTTTTGAGTCATCAAGGAATTCACCAGAGGGATATACTCAGACAGGATCGCCGCTTTGATTCCGGTATCCTTAAGGGCTGAAGCAGCCCCATCCAAGATTTTTTGTTTCGCCAAGCCTTTCTCTAGACGTTTCTCCAGAGACGACAATTCTTCCCCCTGGAACTTGATATTGTCTACTATCGCAGAAGATCTTAGGCGCGACACATCGGAAGAATCGGTGCTACTCTTCTCTTTCTTGATGCGTTCGAGTTCCAGTATTTTTTTCTCGATGACTGGAGTCATCACATTAATGCGAGTCCTCACACCAGCCCCTGCAGACGCAATTTCATCTAATTTCTGAAATACCCTTTGGTATTCAAGTTTTTCTTGCTTTTTCCGCAGCAAATCATTTGTGATGGAATTCAGCTTTTGGGTATTGGCGAAAATCCGCTGCTGAATCGGCACAACAATTTTCTCAACAGTTTCCTTGGTTAACTTCTGATGGCATGTCGGGCAGATGCAATCAACATTGTGCTCAATGGATCGAATCGTAGACGCCCCCTCTTCAATATCAGACTCCAACGCACCTTTGGTTTCACAAAGAGAAACTATCTCAGCGTCAACCTTCTCAAAGAAGTCACGACGCAAACCAATGGTGGGAAGCCCCATCGTCGCCGCTTCTTCGCACTTAGCATTATATGCGGCTATATGCTCTTGGAGTTGACTTTCAAGCTCACCCAGCTCCCGAAGATCATCTTCAATTTCCCCAGTAATTCGTTCCACCAACCCCTCTTCGTAGCTCAAAGAATTTTTGAGTTCTTCCTTAAGAACGGAAATATGCCGTTTGGCGGCTGAAATTTCCACTTCCAAGGCTCTCAATTCGTTCTGATTGGCTTTCATATCCTCTTTCAGGTATTCGGACATCTTCGATAATATGCTGATATCAAGAATGTCCTCGATAACAACCCGACGCTCCGCCGGAGTCAAGCGAAGAAATGGAACGAAAGATGAACCCAAAATGACGATTTGCTTGAATGATTTGATATTCATCTGCAAAATGTCACGCTCCAACATCCCCTGATAATCCTTCTTCGCAGCATCTTGAGGAATCAGGATACCATCTCTGTAAATGGAAAATTTGGATGGTGATATTCCCCGCTCAATTCGATACGACACCCCACCCCTATTGAATTCAACGGAGCACTCACAGTCTTTTTTGTTTATCGAATTGACCACCGCAGGTAAGGAAACGTTCCGATAGGGCTTCCCATACAACGAAAAACATAGAGCATCCAAGATTGATGTTTTTCCAGAACCATTGCTCCCACGGATGAGAACCCGCTCACCACCATCAGAAAACACATACTCCGTCGGAGTGTTGCCGAATGACAGAAAATTCCTCAACGTCAACTTCGTGAATACAATCTTCGGAGCAAGAGAAAGTCGGGTTGAAAAATTCCCAGACGCCGGGATATCAGAATTGCGATTTTGTGGGTTCATTGGGAAATTGTTCGTATTAGATGCTAAAGAGGGTGAGAGATGGGCGGCAATGCATCACTGCCCATCAGAAATAGCGCGAGAATGAAGATCCATCAAGTATCCTAATACCCCATTATCTACCCCCGCGTCTCCCGTACTTGTTTCCGAAACGTACTTTTTTATTATGCCCGCCAGATGGTGGTCTCGATGTAGAGGATTTTGGCTACCCATAGACGTGTCAACAGAACCATGCTCTTTGCCATCATGCTCCATCAGCGGATTATCCAATGGGCTCAATGGATCGAATTGTTGCGTTGCGTCTACGACAATCACCTTGTACGCAACCTTGTTAACCTCAGAGAGCCATAGCGATAATTTGTACTCATCGATCTTTGGATCCGCAACAATCACCTTCACATACGAATTCTTGTACCTATCCACCGAAAGATGATCTTCCCGCCCTTCCGAAAACCACGATGCAATAGGGTGCACAAACACAAATGAAGACACCGGATTTTCAAAAAACTTCAAGATTTTTTCATCACCACCACCACCAACGTAATTCTTAGGCACCGGAACCGTGGCTATGTAATAACCATGGGGGAATGGAGCCTCACCGAAGGACAAAGGATATGGAGATCCCAGATACTGAATCCGTCTGGATTCTTGCTTTTTATGAAAATGCCCACTCCACACCTCTGAATACTTGGAAAAAATGGACTCTTGCAAGCCATGCTCTTCAAGATGAGCACCAACGTCAAATCCATTAATAGCAAAGTGCCCAGCGCAAACCCGTGATCTACTATCTCGGATGAATTTCAAGCATTCAGCTTCGTTTTCCGGAGATATCCACGGGATCAAGTCAATGCCCCACTTGGTTGTTATTGGTGACGTGATAACATCAAAAACTTCCTTCCCATGAGGAAGCAACAAAAGATCTAGGGAGTTCACGGAATTGGTGGACTTGTAATAACAGTCATGATTCCCAGGGATGATGGTTGTCCGAATCCCACGCTTCTTGCTCTCCGAAATGTAACATTCATTAACAGCCTGAAGAGTCATGCTGTTCGTCTCCCGACGATTGTCAAAAAAATCGCCCAAGTGAAGAACATCCGTGACACCCTCTATAGTCAGGTGTGGGAAAAAAACATCTTTGAAAAACCGGGACTGCGTCTCTAGAATAGCCGGAGAAGAACCATGGCTTCCAAAGTGGGTGTCCGTGATTACAGCAAGTTTCATTGGGACCTACGAAAAATTAGAGGATGTCTAGAGAAGCGAGAGAGGTATTTTGAGAGGTCCCGTCATCCTCTTCGTTATTCAACAACTCAACCTTGGGTTTCTTGGGTGGTCTAGTCTTATTGCCACCACCCGGATTTTTGGGCGGAGCTAGAGCAATCTCAGCCCCGGAAAAAGCTCCACATCTAGCGAGTATCTCATTTTGCGGAACTCCAACCTCACCATACCCATCGACGATCCTCAGAAACTCAGGATTATTCACCGCAGCATCAAGTGCAGCACACTTGATGTATTCCTGCTTTCGTTCTTTGATTATCGTTCTAGTGAACGCATTCTTGGTGAATTGGGTGAAATATGCAAAAGGATTCTGACTCTTTTCCGCGTTGAAAGAATGGGCGTACCGAATACAGTCCATTCGAGCTTCTGATATCATGTCTTCCCGATACGGGCGGTTTCGATACAGCAGCTTAGTGGCATATCTCTCAGTTATCTGCCAAATGGCATTCACCGCCACATCAGGCAATGGCGGAAATGGGAACATTTTTTCCAGTTCCGCAACCGTCACATTGGGATTTGACTCTTTGTAGTCTTCTCGTTGAGATGCAACAACCTTACGGCTACCCTGCCATGAAACTAGGGCTTCGAAGAATTCTCTGTTGTTGACGTAATTATCCGGCTTACGTCTTTTGGGCTCCCCCGAGCCCTGCTTCGCGGGTTCTGATGATACAGACTTCTCCCCACCGAGACGATGGCGTATGGATGAGCCAGCGCCGCTTCCGTCATACTTCTCTTGATAAAAATTTGGCATTTTTGACTACCTTTCATTCAACAACATGGATACATGCGAAATCGATTGGGTGCAACACCTAGCTGTACCACCGGTTGATTCCACCGGTTGATTATAGTAGCCTGATCATTTCTGTCAATTTTTACCAAACCTAGCCAAGTAGCCGCGCATTGCGCGGCGCTTAGCAACATAGTCAGAGCCCCACCATAGATAACACCACAATTTACAACGCGATGTCAAGCGCGATGCCCCTCTAATATCCATCGAAACTACAACAAAAATGGAATCTGTAACAACAGGAAATCTAGCAATATGGGCGGCTAGGCGTTATCGTGGGCGCCTATGCAACAGTATCTCAGAATTTGAGACTGATCTTTTTCGAATACGACACGCCCAGAGAATACTGGAGAAACATCGACATGAAGTGATTTGCGAACGCCCGGCTAGGCTTCTGATCAATCACTTGATCATTCTAGCTAATATGTTTGGACCACATGGTGCTGTTGTGATAGCCCTGATTACGACACCCGAAGAAGATAGAAAGCGAATCATCACAGCCCTGCGGCACCTGAAATACATCCCACAAAATGAGTACGTAGAAGAGATATCAGTAGATTGTTCCTGCATCCCGTCTGATGAAGTGCTAGCGGAGACATTGGGAAATTTGGATAAATATGAACGTCATGAGTAACACCACAAGAGAAAATCAGGGGCGCCCCCAAAAAACCAGACACAAGCCGCAAAGTTTGCTTGAATTTATGGGTGTCGGTGGAGCCCTAAGCAACAATCCGACGGATGGTAGTGCTATTGCTGGAGCTGAAGGTTCGAGTGTTCCGGTAGATTGGGAAGGTGGGATGCGTATCCATGGTGCTACCGTCTTCACCATCCCCAAGGAATATTTCGACAAAGTGTTGTATGCACGTGGGAAGAAGAAAGGCGCCAAGTGGGCGGAGATTCTCCCTGCGGAGTGCCCTCACTATGAGGACATTAGGGCTCTTTCCGTAAAGAAGCCAAAGGAAGATATCATTCTATGGTGTCGCGAATGCGGCTCGATGTGTTATCTGAAGCGAGCTTCTTCCCCGGATTGGAAAGGTTGAGAACACCAAACCCCAACCATCACAGAAAATATGATGAGCTGCACATCAAAGTCGGTAAATGAATGTGATGAAACGCAGGGGCTTCAGGGGAGAGTTCTTGTCTTGTCTAGAGAATGGGAACATCACGCGTTCGTGACTGCCCGTGATTCTCTAAGGGTGGTATCTTCGGGGCGTGCTTCCTTTTTGGAAGTTGCGAACTCTACCTTCCAGGCTCTCAATTTTGCGGAATGGCTTTTGTATTCAGCGGCGGAATATAGGGAATCTAGAGAGTCCCATTCTTGGGTTCAGTCGGCGAGTCAAATGATTGCTGTACCTGAAGTGATGATTCTGTCGCGGGAGATTCCGTTCAGTGGGAAATTTCGGAAGACTAGAATTTCCCGGAAAAATCTATGGCTAAGGGACAAAAAGCAGTGTCTGTATTGTTCCCGCCCTCTTGAATTATCCGATGCGACTAGAGATCACATCATTCCGCAATCTAAGGGTGGGAAAAGCTGTTGGGAAAATCTAGTCACATGCTGCCATGCATGCAACACAAAGAAGGGGAACAGGACCCCCCAAGAAGCCAATATGCGGCTAACAAGCGATCCATTCAAACCACTAGCTAAGGACTTGGAGCTAATTTCTGTCGGAGAAATGAAGTCCTCGTGGAAGATGTTCATTCCGTAGGTTCATTCCGTAGGTTCATTCCGTAGGTTCATTCCGTAGGTTCATC